CAACGATTAGCAAATTATGGAACAACCCACGAATAGATACTTATGTGGAATACGTTGGAGACGGAGGAGTTTCTATCGCTCTCCAGATGAGTATGGATGATTTTAAGGAAGCACTTAAAAGAGAACTGGGCGCGGTGACATGGGTATTCACCGAGGCCGAAAAGAACAGACGGATTGATGCTGCATTTGAAAAGATAATTCAAGGAATAAAAGACGAAAGTATAAAGGTAGTGTAATGACTCTTGTAGAAATAAAAGCATTGATACGGGCAAACCTAGATGAGGCAATGGCCTCCCTATATACCTCAGCCAATATTGTCAACTGGATTAACGCCGCTGAGTTAGATATAGCCGCTAAATCAGGTTGCATAGAGAGCGTGTCTTCCCTGTCCACGACAATCAATTCTCGGTTGGTTGCATTTACCGGAGACAAGGTTAATGCCGTAGAATTGGTAATTACAGACGCGACAGCTTTCTTGATCCCCGGAGAAAACCAATGGAAAGATACCTCTGATTCTTCTTGGCAGGATGGATCAACTGGTGTGTGGTATAACAGCACCACGAGTGTTTCTGTTCCTTATCCTAATTATTCAGATATGAGGGTGACTCCACATCACCTTGGACACATCTCAAAGAGAGATGAGATCCTTCCTAAATACTGGTTTCAGTGGGGAAGTTATATTGTGATTGAGCCGTTACCAACTGATACATATACGTTAAATGCATATATATCTGGTAGTCCAACAGCTTTTTTTACCACTGGATCGGCAGACTCTGCAACGCCGCAAATACCTACTGAATTCCATCAAGCTCTTGTTCCTTATGCCACCTGCATGGGAAAGATCAGGGCAAGGAAATATCAGGACGCAGCCTATTACTACGGCCAATACACTATGTTACTTCAGGAACTTATTAATAATTATATACGAAGGAAACCAGCAAGAATGATTGATATACGTCTTCCTGATTTGGTGAAAACACGATGAGTGCATATTCATACACTTTAACCAATTTGCTAATTTCCGTAAGGGCGCTTCTCAAGGAAGAGACAGCTTCATTCTGGACTGATGCTATTTTAACGGCCTATATAAATGAGGCTATTTTTGTCATTGCCGAAAGAACCGGATGCTACAGGACAACTCAATCTGTTTCGACTGCCGCCTCTACAAGACTTGTAGCATTCACCGGTTTTAAGTGCATAGCAGCAGAATACAGTAGCAAGGCGCTGATAAAAATTACACCGCTACAGGTTGGCCATGTCCCGATAGATGGAATTTACCCGCAGTATTTCTTTGAATCTGGATCGAACATAGGGATAGAACCAATCCCTTCGACCATCTGCGCACTTACACTTTATGTGGCAAATACTCCCACAGCACTATCCGCAGGATCTGATGTTCCTTTGATTCCGTACAGTTTGTGCGGATTAATTAATTATTACGCAGTCTCCAAGGCACTCGCGCAGGACAAAAGATTTGGTGCGGCGGCTGAATTAATGAGCATTTTTAATAACGATTTGGAGTTTATGTCTCGGGCATTACTTCCTAACATTCCAGATGGATTAGATAATTTGAGGTTCCAATAATGGCGGAAAAGAAAGAAACTATTGCGATAGAATTACCAAAACTCAACCCACAGATTCAGGCCGCTGAGAATGTTCCGGATGAAGGCGAAATCATTGAACTGAATGGACAATGGATTCCCTCGTCTGATGATACAGAAATCAGCAAAAACTTCAAGACCGTTACAAACATGAGATACACCGATAATCATCCTGAGGGTATTCTTGGGATGAGTAAGGTGCATTCAGTTGCAAGGACAAGTTATCCTCTGGTAAGGAATGCGTTCTTTTTCTCTAAGGAAACACCGGCAGAAACACATCTTTTGCTGCAAGCGTATAATTCCATTGGAACTGTTTCGGGAGTTTTTGAAGCGCCAACTTCTGATATAGCTTTTACTGAAACGGCTTTATGGACTGATTCCGCGGGCGCGGGAAATGGAATATTTAGCGATGCCCCCAACGGTCACATGGCATATTGTAATGGAGTTGATACATGCATCTGGGCTGGAACTGAAGCAAGATGTGCTGCTTTTATTACATCATCGGCTACTCTTACAACACCTTCAAGCGCTCCTACTAATCCTAGAGATCTTACGTCTCTTGTGACTAAGAACCAAGAAGCAGTAGGACAACTGATTAATATCAATGGCGGCGTGGATGCCTATTCAGTATTAGTTATTCTCGCTGATGAGGCAGATGGAACGGCGGGAACGGATATAACCGATTCTTCTACAAGCGCCCACACAATTACAGCAGTAGCCGATGCACAGGTTGATACAGCATATGCAAAGTTTGGAACAGGATCAGTTAAGTTTGATGGGACAGGAGATTATCTTACCGTTCCAGATCATGCTAACTGGTATTTCGCTGGAGATCCCTTCACGATAGATTTTTGGATATGGCCTACTGGAACCGCAGACGAGGGAATATGTGGGCAGTATGATGATGCCAGTAATTACTGGTTTTTAAAGATGGTTTATGCATCACTTACTATCCAATTTAAGGTTGTAACCGGAGGGGTTACAAAGGCCGATTACTCAACATCAGCAATCTCTGGCCTCTGGACGGCAGAATGGAAACACATAGAACTTGCTCGGTCTGGGACTTCTATGTATCTATTCTTTAATGGTACAGCACAAACATTCACAGCGGCAACAGCAGTTGGAGCAAACGAAGTTCCTAATTTGACTGGAGTTCTTGAAGTTGGTGCGTGTTCTAACCATGGAGTTGTGGCAACTGGATGGATTGATTCCTTCCGTATTTCCAAGGGAGTGGCAAGGCATACAACAAGCTTCTCTCCTCCGGTGACTCCATATATTACAAGTCAACTATATTGGTTGGTTGGATGCACCCGTCCCGCCCAAGGAGTAAAATATTATATTTCTGGAGGTGCTGGAGCTGGATTGGCCGTTAAGGAATTTAATGGAGCTGGGTGGAATGCACTTACAATAACGGCAGATGGAACCACAAATCTTTCCGCTACTGGAACAGTATCATGGGCATCAACAGTTAGTACCTCAAAACAGAAATACATTGAGGGGTACTACTTGTACTGGTATTTATTTTCAATCACCTCTGGCAATCCAGAGATCTATTATATCACCGTAGATGTCCCATTTCAGGGCGTTATAGATGTATGGGATGGCTATTATAGATCAATTGGATCGGCATATCTAACCAAGACAGCTCAAGTGGATATTACTCTAAATGTCTACGAGAACAATTATCTTTCAACCGATACTGCTTCATATGCGGATCTTAGTTCAATAACCGCTTCTCATTATATAGAAGTTGGTTTTACAGAAAAACAAACAGCTTTATATTTTGTTATTCCAGATGCTTACAATAACTCAACAGCAAGTACGACTGCCCTAATTTACTACTGGGATGGAACAGCGTATAAATCTGTTGGTACTCTTGCAGACGGGACGGACTCTGGAGGGATCTCTTTTGCCAAGTCTGGAGTTATATCATGGCAGAATAGCAGTGTTGAGGCCGAATCCAAAAAGACAATTTCCGGTGGATACCCATTATATTATTACAAAATAGCATTTGATGAAACCTTTGATGCGTCTGTAAGGATTTGTTTTATAGGTGGAATTCCTATTCCTAATTCTATAAAGGGGCATAGTTTTGCTGTTCACGCCGCGGACAGACTGATGCTCGGATGTGATAACTACGGCAATAAGAATGAACTTAACATCTCCGCCCAGAACCGTCCAGACGTTTTCAACGGATCTGATAATTTCAAAGTGCAGTTTGGAGACGATAAGAAGTTAACAGGGGCAGCGTCTATTTTCGCTCAATATACTTCTAATATCTACAACATAGTCTTAGTCCATAAAGAAGCGGAAACATGGAATTTACTTTGGAATCAGTCTTCCGAAGGAACATCTTGGAGTCGGTTGCGTATATCGCCCAACGTTGGGCTGGTTGCTCCAAAGACGCTCAAGGTGGCATCGGTTATCTTTGAGAATAACATCAATCAGACAAAGGTTGTTGGTATCTGGAGAAGCAGCGATGGACACTATATATCCAATGGGCAAGCCCCATTCTGCGTGTCTAAGCAAATCGCCAATGTTTTTGACCAGACAAAAACTCCGCATATTAACCTTGCGATGGTCTCCAGCGAATCGTCTTTTGTAGACAAATTACGCATGGAATACCATTGGTTATGGGCTTCTGGATCAAGTACAACCCTAGACAAAGAATACGTCTTGGATCTTAAGAAATGGTTCTGGTACGAGATTGATCGCGGAACTGGAAAGAGATTGCAGTGTGGAACCGAAGCAAGTTC